ACTACCAATAAAACCTTTATGTCCAGTAACTAGTATTTTCATTATTCTATAAAATAATTAAAGTTTATAACATATCTCAAGTCAGTATCAGTTTGACTAACCCCTCTATGTTTAGTATTTGCTGGAAACTCTATAAATCTATTTGCTACAGACTTTACAGTTTTTCCATTTTCAAATTCAGTATATCCATCATTGGTATTTAAATATAATATACCAGTTTTCATATGCGAATGACCAATAGGTTTTTCATGAGTTCCAAAAGAACAATTATAATCATAATGAAAATCACTATAATATCTTTCTGGACATAAAGGTTCCTTATTCATCTTTACTCTATATACCGAAAGCACAGACAATTTACGAAGAATAAATTCTAAAGCATTAAATAATGGACTACGTGGTGTATAATCGTCATATAAATTGTGAACATATTGAAAATTATATTTACTATCATCACCAAAAACTTTTTCAGTCTTTGACCAAATGAGTTGATTAGATAAAGGATCAATATAAGAATACCTTATAACATGATCAAACTCATCATCCGTGAGAAAATTATCTATTATTTCAAAATCATCTATCTGATGACCTTCGGGTTCACCATTAATATATCTCATTATTATTTTACCATCTGAGAGAATCCTTTTACCTTCTCAAATCTTACCACATCATCAAACCTATCATCCATACCAGTCTTATGAGATATAACAAATACGTTAGCATCCTTAATTACAAAACGAATAATCTTGAGGAACTCTTCTGTTCCAAATCCATCTAGAGAACTATCAAAGACTTCATCCATAATTAAAAGATTCGTATTCACTGAGTTTTTAAATCTAGCAACCTCTCTCCATGTGAATAAAAGTGCTAGGTCAATTCTCATCTTTTCACCCTCACTAAATGAGGCATATGAAAAATTATCATGAATAGGTGATTGAACAGTTTCGTTAAACTCCTCATCAAGAGTAAAGTTAATGTAAAAATCCATCATCTGTAGATAACGGTTTACTTGTTGATTTATCAACGGTAGATACTTCTTAATGATTTTAGTTTTAACTCCACCATCCTTGAGTAATGAATACGAAAAATCGTGATAACGAATGGTTTCTTTCTTAGAAGCTAATGCTTCATAAGTTTTTGCTAAATTTTCTTTGAAAGATTCTAACTTCTCATGCTCAGTATTTCTGTCTGCAAGTTTTGAGGTAAGTGCCTGAATTTCCGATTCAAGATCTGTGATCTGTCGTTGACATCCAGAAATGTGAGTATTGTTTTGAGAAATGCCATGTGTTAGTTTAGTAATCTCCTTCGATAGGGCAGTAAATTGACGCTCTCGTTCTTCTTCGTTTTCAATTGCCTCCTCTAGTTCTTTATAACCAGATCGCAACTCTTTAGCTTTAGTTTGAGCATCAGCGATTTTATTTATTCTAAACTCCTCCTCAATGTCCTGCCCACAAGTAGGACAAACCGTATGATCTGTGAAAAACTTATGGTCTTTTGTAATGGTAGATACCTTACTAGAGATTTTTCCTTTAAGGTTTCCTAACTCACGTAATTTTTTTGTTGCACCTGTTACCTTTTCTTGTTCTTCAGTAAGTCCAAATACCTGATCCTCTTTATGTTCGTTCTGTAACATTGCTACACAAATTTCATCACCAAGTGCTTTACTCTTTTTCCTCTTTTCTTCTATTCTTTCCTTACCTCTACTCTCCAATTCTTCAATAAAGTTCTCTTGCATACCTACTTTATCATTAAGAGATTCTTTCTTAAGATCTAATGTCCTTATTTCATCCCTAACAATTTTAATCTCATCCTTAATAATATTATTCATTGATGAGAATATTTTTATATCCAATAAATCCTCAATAACATCTCTACGATTAGGAGCACTCAATTGCATAAAAGGAACAAAATTAGTAGATCCTAGAATAACAATTTGAGTAAAAGACTTATAGTTCATCTTAAGAACATTTTGTTCTAGCCACTTCTGCTGATCATTAGCATTAGCAAATTGATCTAAACAATTATCATCCCTATAAATTTTAAATATATTTGGTTTAATTCCTCGAACCACTTTCCACTCAACATCATTTATTGATAACTCTACTTCTACTACACAATCTTTTTCATTTACAGAATTTAAAAGTTGAGACTTATTAATTTTTCTAAAAGGCTTACCAAATAAACTAAATGTAAGTGCATCCAATACAGTACTTTTTCCAGCACCATTCTGTCCTACAATTAATGTAGTTGAATTTTTAATAAGTTCAATTTCACTAAAGTGGTTTCCTGTTGAAAGAAAGTTTTTCCACTTTATTTTTTTAAATAAAATCATTTGTTACAGTCACATCAGGAGGAACAATAATATCATTGGGAGTAATAATAGTATAATGATACCCATGTTGCTCACATGTTTTGAGAAGTACTTCCTCCTCAATCTCAAGCAAAGTCATATCAGGATAACCTTCATCCTCCAACATCATAGCATATCTTGTAGCATCATCTTCTTCTTCAAAAATATAGAGAACTTTTTCTCCTATTTCGTTGGCGACAGAGTAAGCACCCTCCTTTTCCTTACCCTCTATAGTGAGTATGAACATTATACCATCTCACATGCCTTTTGGTAAGTGTTTTGTATATGCTTCTGTATTCTAGATTTATCAAGATCAATTTCAGCTTCTTGAACATACCGATTAAGTATTGAAAGAGTATCTTCTGATTCAAATGCTTCAAAATCATCTGCTTGATGAAACCCAAAATTTTCTACTATCTTTAACTCAGCAACATTAACAGAATATAACTTATCAATAAACTTTTCAAATTTTATCTGATCAGACTTTCTCCTTACTACTACCTTTACTATTTTATTTTCCAACTCTCTTGCATCAAACAATTGATGATCTTGATCATTATAGTAAATTATTTTATGAAGTCTATATGGGTTATTAACTGGAATATGTTCTAGTGTCTCTGTGTCAAATAAATGAAATCCTCTATTCTCATCATCTACATCATTCCAAAACATCTCATAAGGATTTCCAAGATAGTAAATATTATCTTGATTAGATCTACAATGATAATGTCCAGAATATGTTTTTTTAAATTTCTTAAATATATCCCACTCCATACCATGCTCCATCATATGACCTGGTGTGGCTCTAAACCCATTCAATTCAAGATGCCCCATACAAACAGGAGATTGTGACTTATTGATCATCGCTACACTCTTTTCTTTATTCTCACTATTAATCCAAGGCACAAGGAGAATACTTAAACCACCTACTTCTATAGGAGTTGTTTCTGCATAGATGGGAATATTATCATACTCTCTCAATAATAAGTCTATCGCATTTATATCATTTGTATTCTTATAGTATGCTGTATGATTACCAACGATAGTATGGACAGTAATGCCCATATCTCTTAGTCTATCAAAATAATGATCTTTAGCCCATGTCAATGCAGAAAAATCAATTCCTTTTCTACTATCAAAAGTATCACCCATATCAATAACCGTGGTGATACCTTCTTTCTCAAGAGTAGGAAAGAATACATCATTATAAAACTTTAGAAAATAATCGTGAAAAAGTTTAGAGTTTTTACGACACCCAAAGTGTTGATCTGTTATTATAGCAACTTTCATCAGTTACGAAGTTTTGCATGTACAGCATCTTTGATTGAATTATAGTCAGAATACTTGTCTCCGTCAATCTTATTACTGTCATCAAACACTTCATTATAACCAGACTTTTCAATAATCTTATTCTTGATCTCTAATTGACGTTTCTCTCTTTGTATTCTGCGGAGAAATGCATAATGTATAATTTGCGTAAAGTAAGCAAAAGGATTCTTGGATTTCTCAGGATTAAAATTATGTATGTATTGAACGCAATTTTCGATTCCATCAGAGATCATGTCCTCCTTAAACATATAATTAACAAAGTTGGGCTTGAATGATAAATGATTAGCAATCTTTAAAAAACACTCACCTATGTACCTTGGTATAACTGGTTTGGGTTGATCTCTAATTTTAGCAATGTCAATATCTTCTTGATATCTAATCAAAGCAGCAAGAAACTCTTTATTGTTTACATAGTGCTCAGACCTTTTACGTTTAGCCATAGTGCCTGTCTTTATTACCATAAGTCTTTATCACTATTATGTATTAATTATAGCATCCAACACAATAGTTGACAAGGTATCAAGATAACAGTAGAATAACTCTGTTAGGGTTGAAGAGAAAGACTTAGCTTTTATTATTTGTACCTTTAGTATCTTCTTTATTATAAATTTTTTCTAATATCTTTTTAGCTTCTTTTACGTTACTTAAATATCCCATTTTACGATTCATTTTAGATTTTGAAATATTACCAGTTTCTCTTGCAAAATTTTGATGCATCAATATCATTTCATCATCCATTGATTCTGATAGAGTTATAATATTATCCATATTAATTACAAACATATCTTCTCTTGTTGTCTTCAACCAAGGTTCTAGACGATATCCTACAACACTTTCCTTTGCTTTTATTGCAGTTATTATTACTGGATTATGAACTACCAACATAGTCCTATTTTCTTCTTCAGAAGCTATAACCAAGGCGAAAACTTCTTCGCCTGTTTTAAGTTTTAAAGTAGCATAAAAATCGTCTTCCATATTATCCTTTTAAATTAATTGACATTATTTCATAGTTGAAGTTCTCTTCGTTGTAGATTTTGATTCTCTCAATAAAATGATTTAGAGTGTAATTTCGTTTTGTTTTAAGTGAACAATCATCTGATATATCATACAGAATTGCTTTTACTTTGTTAGTTCCTTTTCTGAGAACCCTTCCAATGGATTGGAGATTTCTAACTCTGGACTTGGAGGGACTGGCGAAGATGACGTTGTGCAGCCGCTTAATGTTAATCCCAGTACTAAAAGTACCATAACTCGCAATGATGATCGCATTTGATTCCTCTTCTGTAATTTCTCTAACCCTTTCTCTTTCACTGGCATTTACTCCACCATGAATAAAGAATACTTTACGACTAGATTTCTTATTTCTATTTATCAAATCATAAAGAACCTGACCGTGGGTTTCTACCCTACTGTATAAAACAAGAGTATTGCCTTTTAAATCAAGAGTTAAATTTTTAATAAAGTTATTTCTTTGTTCATGAGATATTAAGTATTCTATTTCATCATTATAAGTATCAAACTTTCTAGGTTTATGCTTCAATACAATGCACTGAATATCTAATTGGGAAAGATGTCCCTGTTTCATTAACTCATCAGTTTTAGTTACTTTATATGCTGGCCCAAATAATCCTTCCAATACCCACTTATGTGTTTGTGTCCCATCTAGTGTTCCAGTAAATCCAAATCTATATTTTGCATGGTGCAATTTTGTCATTATAGATATTAAGGACTTACTTTTAAATAAGTGAGCCTCATCACCGATAACCACGTTATAGTCTTCAAAAAAGGATCTCTCTAGTTTATAGACAGATTGCCATGTAGTTATAGTAACTGGGAACTCGTTGGTCTTTTCTTTTCCTGCATATATCTTGTGGCAAAATGACTCAGCGTCCCATCCGTAATCTTCAAAGTCCTTATACATCTGCTCTACTAGGGATGTCGTTGGAACAACTAAGAGTATTTTTTGGCCTTTATGAACGTAGTATCTTACGAGAGAATAAATCATCAAAGATTTGCCTGAAGCAGTTGGTGATATCAGTAGTTTTCTATTATGTTTTAGTGCATCGTATACTCCCTCAACTTGGTATTTTCTTGGGTTATGGGAACAAATAGATTGCA